AACCGGCCCTGGGTAAGCACGTGCCCAAGCCGAAGCTCGCCAAGCGGGTTTTCAAGCTCCGGGAAGAGGGGATGACGGTCCCGGAGATAGCCAAGCATCTGGGGAAGTCTCCCTCGACCATCTTCCGAGCCCTCCGGTATGTGAAGGACCGGGCGGCGACGGACTTCGTCCCCGAGGTGAAGGAAGGGGACTCGCTCAGGCCGGAGATCCGGGCGCTCCTTTCCTGGAACGTAGACGCCTTCGAGCGTTTCTACCTCCGGTACTCCCCGTATGACTACCTGCCCGCCCACTCGAAGGAGATAGTGCGCCGCGCCCTTTCTTCGAAGCGGGTTGTCTTGAACGTTCCCCCCGGACACGCCAAGTCACAGGTGATGGCCGTCTGGGTGCCCATCTGGCTCATCTGCCGGGACCGGAACGCCTCGATAGTCATCCTCTCGAAGACCGGGGACTTGGCCCGCCAACGAGCGCGTGAGATAGCCAACCACCTTGAGCAGAACTCGCTGCTGGTCGCGGACTTCGGGAGATTCCGCCCGGAGACCCAGGACCTCCCTTGGCACCCGAACTCGGGCGAGTTCATCGTGCAGGGGCGCACCGAGGAGCACGAGCTATCCGGGTCCTGGACGCTTCAGTCCCGGGGCGCGGGACAGCAGATATTCGGGGTGCGCCTCACGCACCTTATCGTCGATGACCTCGTCGATACCCAGAACTCCGCTACCCCCACGCAACGCGAGAACCTGGAGCGGTGGTTCCGCGTGGAAGCCCTCTCGCGGTTCCGCGGGGGTACGGAGCTTTCCTGGGCGGTGGACATCGGGACGCGATTCCACCCGAACGACCTGCACGGCTCGCTCATCGCCGACAAACGCGCCGACGGCACGATGGCCTGGGAGCACATCAACTTCCCCGCCGTCATCCAGTGGCCGTCGCTGCCCGACAAATCAGACGCCGTCGTTCTCTGGCCGGAGCAGTGGCCTTTCGAGCGGCTGATGGAGGAAGCCTACGTAGACGTGGGTGAGGCGGGTTTCGAGCAGACCTACCAGCAGAATCCGATCCCGGGGGGTTCCGCCCTCGTTCGCCGTGAGTGGGTGTACGGCGACGTGGAGCATCCAGGCTGTACAGACCTGGACCGGGATCTCGGTCGGGGGGTTCGAGGTACGAAGACGGGCGCGCCGATAGTTCGCGTTGTCTCCCTCGACCCCCCGATTACCCGCTACGCCGGACTCATCGTTGCAGACCTCACTTACTCGCGGGACATGTTCTTCGCCACCATCATCGAGTGTCAGCGCCGCAAGATGGACGTGCGGGAGATGCTGGAAGCACTCGACCGCGTTTATGCCCTTTACACGCCTGATTACTTTGTGTTTGAGCAGAACGCAGCTCAGCGGTGGTTCCTACAGGACCCGCAACTGGATGCGTTCCGTCAGCGTGTCCGGGTTGTGCCGCACAACACAGCCCGCAACAAGGGGGACCCCATCCTTGGGATACAGTCGCTCGCCATCGACTTCGAGTTTGGGCGCATCAAGTTCCCCTATGCCTCGCCCGAGGCGAAGCAGAACTCGGAACTGCTCATCCAAGAAGCACTCTCCTATCCCTACGGCGACACGGACGACCTACTGATGTCTCTCTGGTTCCTGAAGTTCAACTACCCGCGACTGGTGCCGCGCCGATACGAGACCGGCACCAGTCGGACCAAACGCGGCCCCGGCTTCGCGGTGCCCCCGCGCCTTGAGGACGGCTGGCCCGACTTCATCCCGAAGGAGCGCGTGACCGCATGACCCTCACCGAACGAGACCTCGACGATCTGCGAGCACGCCAGTTCGAGTCCTCCGTCACCGGCTGGCGGAACTCCCGCGTGGAGTCCTTCGCCGAGTGGACCGCACGCATGGAGACCCTGGATGCCATCGTGCGGGGGGACTACACCGTTGTCTACCCGGATGAGCGCGCGGTGCTCGACACGCCGTACGTGCAGAACACGGCCCAGGTCGCGATGCTCGACATGGCGAAGCTCGCTTCCGAATCCGCGCCGTCCGTGAGAGCGGAGCCGGATAACGACTCCGACACCGCCTATCACAACTCGAAGGTGCGCGAGGCCATCGCCGACACCCACTGGTCGGCGAACAAGGTGGAACTGTACGTCCCCTACTGGGTGATGGACCTTGCCGGATGCGGTGCCGCGTTCGCGGTGGTCATCCCCGGGAATGAACTCGGCAAGGACTACCCGATCATCATGCGGGTGGACCCTCGCGTCTGCCTGCCGGATGTCCGCAACGGCATCCTGCAAGACCTCCTCATCCTGAACACGATGCACCTGCGCGAGATAGCCCGCCTTTACCCGCAACTCGGGGAGGTGAAGCCGAACATCGCCGACCAGGCCGAGGTGCTCGACTACTACTCCCCCGATGAGGTTGTACGCGCCGTGGCGTTCGTGAAGAAGGGCCAGCGGGCGCTGAAGTCCGGGGCGGTCGAGATCGTGGACCGCTGGGTGCCCAACCTTCCTAACCGCGCGCTCCCTGCTGCGTTCGCTCAGCTCCCATCCTTCGATGGTTCCTTCCGTGGCATGTTCGACCAGATAGGTGGGCAGCTCATCGCGAAGAACCGCATCGTGAAGTTGATGCTCGACTACTCGGACCAGGTCATCCACTCGCCGTTCGAGGAGCAGGGCGTCATCAACCCCGAGGACCCGCCGGGACCCCTCACCATCTACCACCTGGACCCGAACGTGCAGAACGCCGGGATGCGCCGCGTGCAGCCGGCAGCGAGCGCCCCGCAGATATTCGCCGTGCTGGAGTTCCTGGACCGGGAATCACGCGGCGGTATCGGATACCCCGCGTCACGTCAGGGCGAGGTGTCGCAGTCGATTGCGTCCGCGTCCTTCGTCGCTGCCACCCAGGGACCGCTGACATCCTCGGTACGGGACCTCCAGCGCCTACTCGCCTCTATGCGCGAGGATATCCACCGCGCATCGCTGGCCGTGGACGAGACCTTCCACAACACATCCAAGTCGCTCGTCCGCTCGGTGGATAAGCAGCGGAAGTACCTGCCCGCGAAGGACATCAACGGCCGGTACGATGTGAAGGTCATCTACGGTGCCGGTGCGGGCCTGGACCGTCTGAATGCCGACGTGCGCGTCCTTCAGCACCAGGGCGCGGGCCTCATCTCCCGCGAGACGGCCCGGAACCAGATCGACTACCTGACCGACCCCGCGGGAGAGCCGGACAAGATAGAGCGGGAGGCCGCCGCCACAGCCCTGCTACAGAAGTTCCTCGCCGAGCTTCCCCCGGAACAACTCGCCGATGTCTACCTTGCGATGGCGGACGGGCGCTCTCTCGCGGAAGCGGTCAAGGAGTTCCGCGAGCAGCAGAGGGCCGCGGCGCAGGTGCCACAACCCGGGGAGGTGCCACCCGCAGAGGGCGTGCCACCCGCGGAGCAGGCCGCCATGCAGCAACTCGCTTTGCAGAAGGGCCAGGTCCCGCAGCAGCAGGCACCGGAGCTGAACTTCCCGATGCCACCGGCCGAGCAAATCTTAGTGGCCCCGCCACGGGCAGGTTGAGATGCCGGGACCCCAGGTCAAGGACTGGAAGATGTACGAGGCCCTGCGCAGACAAGGCAAGTCCAAGGAGTCCGCAGCGCGCATCACGAACGCCAAGCACTCGAAGAAACGGAAGAAGGCGAAGAAACATGGCTAAGCGGTGGATTCAGTCGGCCGTGAAGCATCCGGGCGCTGCAACTCGCGCGGCCAAGCGCGAGGGCTTGGGCGTTCAGGCGTGGGCGCGGAAGCACCGGCACGACAAGGGTGTCACAGGGAAACGCGCTCGTCTCGCACTCACCTTCAAGAAGATGGGGAAGTAGATGACTAAGGCCAGACTCCACCACCCAAGTCCCGGGAAAACCGCCATCAGGCAGGCACAGCGGGGCAACTACACACACGCGGTCAGGATTCTGAAGCGCGCGCTCGCGAGTCCCAACACCCCGGCGAAGTTGGCGGCGAAGTCCAGGGCCATCATCGCCTCGCCCATCGGGAAGAAGGCACTCAGGTTGGCGAAGCGGCATGGCTGAGACACCCATCATCCGCAAGGGAACGGGTAAGGCCACGCAGTTGGCCCAGGGTGCGGCCAAGAAGCTGAACGAGGCCATCGCAGCCATCCCGGAAGTGCCCGAGACCCCGGCTCCCGCGCCCCAGCCCGCGCAGGTTCCCGCCGAACTGCCGCCCATCGAGTACGCCCCCGAGAGAGGACGCGCACGTACGGGTGGTCCAGCGGATGAGGACGAGCAGATACTATTCGCCCCGACCGAGCGCCGTGGTGAACCCATCACGGCCGGTATCGGGCCAAGGGGCAAGGGGCCGCTTCCGGCGGACCTCTGGACCTGGCTGCCTGCTCTCATCGACGCGGCGGTAGACCCGACGGCCCCGCCTCAGTTGAAGGCACTCGTCGAACTGATAGCCAGCCGCATAGAGCGAGGCTAGATGCCGATCCCGACTGGCGTCTACGAGGGCGCACCGAAGAAGCCGCGCAAGCCTGGAGGCATCCCCGGCTACACGGGGCCACCTATCCCTACGCCAGCGCCGACCCCCGCACCCCCGGGTGTTGCAGCATCACGGGCTGGCTCCAGTGTCCTCCCGATGTCGGTCGCGGTGCAGGACCGCATCTCCCACTTCAACCTCAATACCGTGAACGACATCCCCTACACGGCCGCCCAGACCACGATGAGCCAGCTTCCCACG